TCCCAAAAAAGGTTACCGCTCTGCTGCAACACATTCCCCGTACCTTGAAACAATACTCTTCCTATTGTACCCGAAGATATCGGTGTAGTGCCTATGGTTAAGCCTGTTGCTGCGCTTGCTGAAATTTCTACATATGTTGAGCCATCCCAACGATATGTCTTGTTTGTGTCCTCAGCTATGTAAATAGTTTTTAAGCTCCCTGAGGCAGGGAATGCAGCTAAATTAGCGTAGGTTTTTACTTGTGATGGTATGTTAATAGTTACTGCCATACTAAATTTATTGTTTGATTGCTTAATGGTGGGTAAGTAGAAGATGCTACTTGGATTCCGTCTATTTGTAGATTCAAAGTTTCGTTAGGCAAAGTCAATACCGCTCCGCTTGCTACGGTTGCCGTGTAACTTTGATTTGAGTTCGTTACGGTTGCAGGTTGACAAAAAGGTGAGTAACCGCTCGTGTCGCAGATGGTCATCTCGTTAGGAATCAAGACATCGAATGTCATTGTCCATCCTGCCATAAAATTTTCAAATCTCTCCGTAAATGGCTCACAGGTAGGATTGCCGTCAACTACAAATTCTAAATCCCACAAGTTGCCGTGAAGCATCATATCGTAGCAGCGGTTTAATACTGCCAGTTGCGTGTTTAATACGTCCTGCTCGTTGTTGTTGCCTCTGAATAAATCAGTAGTCGCCTCTTTTGATATGTTGACTACATCCATCGCAATCAACGAGAGATTGTAGCGTACTACGTTAGTTTCAAAAGATACGTTGTTGGTCATTAAGTGTACAAGCGGAAAGATTGTCTGCTTGTTTAAGTCCACTTCAAAAATGTCACCCTCCGTAGTTGTGTTTACGATAGGGTCATTATCGAAATGCCATTTAATTAATTCTAATACTTTGTAAAATCCTGTCATCTTCTCATTTGTCTTTCAAGTTGTCTTCTCTCAATTTCGTTTTTTTGCTTCTCGAAGGTGAGATAGGTGAGACATTTAGTAAGTCTAAGTTTGGTAATCTCATCGAACTTAGTAACGTCTCCCTTAGCGAGTCCATATATTGACTGATACCATCCCCATCGCTTGGCAAATTGAGTTGTTTCGCTAAAGTCGTTGACAGGTTCTTGTCCTTCTTCAGGTTCTTCTCCAAATAATTCAGGGTAGCCGTCAGTAACTCGCTTCCTAAATTGTAAAAAAAAACCGATGCTGCTATACAAACATCCAATGGAGCAAACTGCATTAACTCCTGATGGTCTTTGCTTGGTGTGTACTCGTGGAGTTCGTACTTGTCTTTACTTCGTGTTTTGATAGGACGGTACATAACCGCCATAGCTTTGTTATATGTATCCCAACTCTGCAAGTGATTCTCTAAATCTACATATTCACCGAAAGAAATCTCCTCAAGGTTTGGAATGAATCCAAACTCAATGCCACCGATTTTAAACGTCTGCTTAAATTCAGGATTTGCTGAGAATAGGTTTGTAAAATGTAGCACCATTTCGTTGAGCGAGGTAAGTTTAATCTTAGCAACGTCAGCTAAACGGATACCACAGAAAATCTCAATCATTTTTTGAGCAATAAATTCCTCATCGTTAGAACCCTTCTGCACGTTTAGAAAGTCCACATAGTGTTTAAGTGGGATTTCATTTAGTGAGGTAGGTACTTTTACTTGGATTTCCATATTGTTATAAGTCAATTAGTCGTTTTTGTATTCTTGAGCAAGTACATAAGAGTAGGCTTGTGCTAACATTTGAGAATGTTTACGCATACTGAACACATCATTAAAGACAATATGTACCTTTTTGCCAGTTCGTTTGTAGATGTATTCCTCTACGATTGCCTTCATACGAGGCAACTCATCGGATTGCGTATTGTCCATAATTTGAATTTAAGCCGAGATTCTCCATCTCGTGGTATCTAAGTGCGTCAATAGCGTGGTCATTGCCTCCTGCAGGGTTTTTTAGCCTTACTCCTTGTTTGTCTACATCCCAACAATAGCTTCTCAGCTCCTTGATGAGGTTTGTGCTTTGCTTGGTAACCAAATACTCTTGACGTTGCATTACATCTATACCATATCGTATTGAATCTGCTCCCTTTGTAACGCCTTTAATCGTCTTTCCGAATCTTCGTATCTCTTCGATGGATTTAGGCTCTGAGGAATCAGCGTAGATAGTAACGCTTGACGGAAGTATCTTAGCGATGTCCGAGTTGAGCATCCCTGTGCGGTAAACAAGTTCGTTTACTATTCGTTTTCCGTTCCAATTATAAACCTCAATTGCAGACGTCGGGTCATTCGTGTATCCAAAGTCAAGTCCGATTCCTATGAGTCGTGCGTCATCAGGTAGCTTGTCTATCTCTTTCCAATTGCCAAAGACTACACCCTCAAGCATACCTACTTCACCGAGACCATATACTCGCCACCAATTTGCCCAATAGTTAGACGTCGCTGCTTTGTCACGGTTCTTTTCTATTTGTCTGACTATGGACTCATCAAGTGCTTCGTTGTCTTTGTAGGTAAGGATAATGAAGTCTGCGTCAGGTTCGTCTTTTAGTTCGGTATGAACCCAAAACTCATTGGCAGGGTTAAAGTCAAGGTAAATCTCTTTCTTGGTACGAATGGAAAGCTCAAGGTAAGCGTCAAAGGTTACGTTGTTACACTCGTTTATGTACAGGACGTCTCTCCTTGCTCCTCTAAGTTTGCTTGAATCATCTGCACTAAAGAACTCAATTACACTTCCGTTTTTAAATTGGTAGGTAAGTAACGATTTATTGAACTGCTCGTCAATGTAGCGGTTTGTCCACTTCATTATTTTTAGGAAGTCTTTTAGCGCACCCCTACGCAAATGTGGTATTGATTCAGCTACTACACTTATCTCCGTGTTTGGGTAGCGTATAGCCTTATCCATTAAGATAGGCAATATACCGAATGTCTTACCAGCAGATGTGCCACCCTGAATGATTTTAACTCGCTTCTTTAAGCTGAGTATTTTATTTATTGATGTCGTTCTCTTGAACATCAGGGAATAGTGGTTGTTCTAAAATTGTTTGTTCTATCTGCTGCACTGGGGCCCCGTAACCTGAATCCATCAATGCTTTGTATGCAGCTACATCTCCCTCACGTGCTTTCTTAATTAAAGCTAAGGTCATTAAGTCCTCTTGAGACATCGTTTCAGTTTCTCCAGTCAAAGGGTTCTTAAGGTTTTGATTTACTTCTAACCATTGACGAGCTATTGTGCTGCGGTTCTTTGCACCTTTTGGTCTGCCGTTAGGGTTTCCGCTTTGACCTTTATTCCAAGCGGGCTTTAAATTATCTTCATTTGCCATTTCGGTGTTTTTTCGGTGTTACTTATCTTTATCGTGTTCTGCTTTAATCATTTGTTCAGTGGCTAAAACATAAGCACGTCTTTTAGATTTTTCGTTTCTGTTGTAAGTAAAACATTTACCTCCGTCTGCATATTGAAAACCATCCTTTCCATTAAACTGACAATGTATAATCTTCTCCATTTTTCTTTACTTTTAAAGTTGGGTCTAATTTAATCATTCGTTCTAAAATAACTTGACAATATCTTGGGTCAAATTCTATTACTCTTGCTTTACGATTTAATTGTTCGCAAGCCACCATAGTCGTTCCACTTCCACCAAAAGCATCTATTACAATATCTCCTTGCTTAGACGAGTTTTCTATTTGATAAGCAAAAAGCCCTATTGGTTTCATTGTTGGGTGTTCTGCATTTCTATTTGGTCTATCAAATTCAATTATTGTTGTTTGCTTTCTATCTGAATACCATTTATGACTATCTCCTTTTAACCATCCGTATAGGCAAGGTTCGTGTTTCCATTGGTAATCTTGTCTTCCCATTACCATTGAATTCTTAACCCAAATCAACTGTTGCTTTAATAACCATCCTGCATCAACCATAGCTTTAGCAAAATTTATTATTTCAGATGATGCGTGCCATACATATATTGCAGCACCTTTTTTTGAGGCAGTAGTTAGTGCAGTGTAAAAGTCATACAGAAACTTATAAAAGTCATCATTACCCATTGAATCATTTTCAATAGTCAAGGCATCTTTTGTTTTACCTTCATAAGCAACATTATATGGCGGGTCGGTTACAATCATATCAGCAAGCTCTCCTTGCATTAGTTTTTCATATGTATCCGTTTGGGTACTATCTCCACAAAGTAAACGATGCTCTCCTATTTCGAATAAGTCTCCTAATACTATATCAGTTTCAATTCCACCTTCAGGAACGCTAAAGTCGTCTTCTTCAGCTTCGAGTTCTGTTACGCTTAAATCAACAGGTAAATCTAAACCCCATTCGTCAAGCTTTTCAGTATCCCATTCGTTGGCTAACATATCCCAGTCCCATTCTCCAAAGCCTACGTTATCTTTTACAATAAATTCGTCTTTCTGTTGCTCGGTTAGGTTCTCAGCCTTCACAATATACACCTCTTTCATACCTGCTTCCTTACACGCTTTTAAACGCATATTCCCACCAAGTACAATGTTGTTCTCATCCACTACAATAGGTCGTAGCTCTAACATCTGCGGAAACTCTTGTATTGATTTGACTAACTTCTTGAACTTATCGTCTTTAATTAGTCGTGGGTTCTTCGGGTTATTTTTTACCTCTGATATCTTTACTTTGGTTGTTTGCATTTACTTCGTGTTTTTATAGTGTTCCTCCACCTTTTTAAAGTGGTCTAAAAATTCGTCTTCTGTTAGTTCTTCTAAGCACATTAAACCATCGGCATCTGTAAAGTATTCGATTAAGTGGTGTCCGTCTTTTCGTATCCTCTCGGATAAAGAGTGGGCATACTCAATCAAATCTTTGCCATAGTCTAATATGTAGTATCTCATCCTTTGTACTCTTCAAATACCTTTTGCATCTTCAATACA